GAAGCCAACACTTTAAACAGATATACCTACCGGAATTACTACCGCTAGAGGAATATGACTTAATCGTGGTTCTCTTTTCTGGAGGAAAGGACAGTACGGCATGCTACTACAAGCTGATGGAGCTAGGAGTACCTAAGGAGAAAATAGAACTCTGGCATCATGATATAGACGGTGGGCATCCTACAAGGCAGATGGACTGGAGATGCACGCAAAATTATGTAAAATCCTTTGCTGATGCGGAGGAAGTAGCCTTGCGGTTATCATATCGGGTAAATGGATTTTTCGGCGAGTTATATCGCATAGGAGCATCCGAACCGATTGAGTGGATTGATCCGGAAACGGGGGAAATAATACGGTGTAAACCGTCTCAGAATTACCTTAAATGCGAGGAGCTGAAAGAAAAGTGTACCGAGGACATGGAGGAACGGTTAAAAGAATACGGCTATCGGATGAAATTCCCTGCTAAAAGTGGAGATTTGAGCCGTAGGTGGTGCAGCGCTTACCTAAAGATTGCCGTGGCAGATTCGGTTATGAGTAACCTGGACAGACTGGATCAGCTTGCCGAACTGGGTGGGAAGCGGCTTAAATTTCCGGCAAAAGGCGGTACACATCAGGGACGGTGGTGTAGTGGAAATCTGAAAGCGGCGGTACAGGACAGCGTTACCTCCAATTTGGATAAGACCAAAGAGAACACCAAGATATTGATTGTGTCTGGAGAACGGCGTGGAGAAAGCACAGGACGGGCAAATTACAACGAGATGGAAATCCACCGGACAAATGCAGAGAAGAAAGCACACCGCATTGTTCATCAGTGGCGACCAGTAATTGACTACTCCGAGAAAGATGTCTGGGAAGTGTTAAAAAGGCACAATGTCAATCCACATCCGTGCTACCGGGCAGGATGGAATAGATGTTCCTGTGCCCAGTGTATTTTTTCAACGCCACCGCTGTTTGCAGGCATCCGGGAGATATACCCGGAAGAATATGCAAAGCTGAAGCAGGATGAAATCATTCTGGGATTTACTCTGGATAATAAATGTGACCTTGATACATTTGTTGGAAATGCGAAGTCATGTGTGTACCACGGAGACGAAAAAGCAATACATAGTTTGATTACGGGCGAGTTTACTGTGGATGACGTGTATGTAAAAGACGAATGGAAGTATCCAGCCGGAGCTTTTCATGGGGCAGAAGGCGGACCGTGTTAGTAAAAATAAAGAAAGGAGCCGAACCAGCGCGCATAAAGGGTACCCGGTTCCTATGGGAAATGAATATAAAAGAAAAAAAAGTATTAGATGTAACATGCGGATCTAAAACGATTTGGTTTAATAAAAATCATCCGGCGGCGGTGTATTGTGATAAGCGGTCAGAAAATCTAACTGGAATATGGAAGTCAACAAATGGAGAATCTGAGCGAACCTGCACAGTATCACCTGATATACAGTGCGATTTCACAAATTTACCGTTTGGAGATAATACATTTGCACTTGTAGTGTTTGATCCACCGCATCTGGAACATGTTGGAGAAAACGCATGGATGAAAAAGAAGTACGGAAGACTGGAAGATAATTGGCCGCAGATGCTACATGACGGTTTTCGTGAGTGCATGAGAGTTCTAAAGCCGGATGGCGTACTGATCTTTAAATGATCCGAGTGTCAAATTCCAGCCAATAAGGTATGGGATGCGATAGGTCAGAAGCCCTTATTTGGACATAGAAGCGGGAAAGCATCAAAAACATTTTGGGGCTGCTATATGAAAGGTATTACGGACTTCCCGGAGGTGATGCCATGAAAGAAGAAACACCGGAGAGAAAAGTAAAAACATATTGCCAGCATATCCGTGAAGAAATAGCGCAATGGAAGGACATAAACCAGAATGGATGTAATGATCCGTTCTGGTCCGATGGCTGCAACATGAATCTGACACGGAATCATATCATTTATTATCAACGTCTGATCTCAGAAATCTGTACCGAGAATCAATTGCCATTGCCGGAAGAGTATTACTTGTCAGTTCCGCCGGAGGTAGATAATGATTATATGGCAAACCTCAAGCAGAAAGAGAGAGTTAAGAGGATATTTTTCCAGAGGGAAATGCCAGAAAGAAAAAAATATATTTATGACGAGCGGCAAATGAGTTTGTTTTAAAAGAAAAAGGAGAAAAAACATGGAAAAATTCTATATTGTTACAAATGAAGATTTTTTAAATGAAATTAAAGATTACAACATTCATGATGAAGAAAGACGAAAATTGATAAATGAATTCTTTGATGAAAAAGGAATTGCAGGACACGCATATCATATTGGTGGAAATGGATTTTGCAATAGACCATTTGAAGATTTCGAAAAACACAGTATCCGTCTTTACGTTGAGGATTGTGAAGAAAATAATGCAAAGTTCGGTAAGGAATTATTAAAACCTGTCAATATATTCTGTGATTCCGATGTGATGATGCGCAGTTTCAGAGCAAACAGCAAGACATTAAAAGAGTTTCAAGAATTATGCATTGAGAGAAAAATCATAATTAATAATCATCCAGTTAGAGAAGGAGATTATTTTAAGGAATTGCGTTACGGCGGTTATTCGGTTACCAGATTTGAACATGACGGAAAATGCTATCTGAACGTTAAAACTAAAAAGAATGGAATAACACCAGAGAGTGATGGGTTCACAGAAATTAAGGGAAGTGAGTATTACAAAGCACTTGAAGAATTTGAAAGTGGGAATTAAAAGGTCAGTTAAATTAGAATTTAGTGGAGGTAGATATGAAAGCTGTTAGGAAAAAGATTCTTTCTTGTTATTTCGAAGATGTGAAAATAAGGAAAAAGAATTTTGAGATTAGAAAAGACGAAGATGATATACAGCCTGGTGACAATTTAATTTTGTGTGAATATACCCAAGATCACTATACTGGCAGAGAAATTTCAAGAAACGTAAAATACGTGCTTAGAAACGTACCACAATTCGGATTGCAAGATGGGTATTGTATAATTGGCTTTTAAATTTAGAATTTAGTGGAGGTGATAGCATGAGTAAATTTGATTACGCTATATTTGTTGGTGGATATGATGACCTAGCAGTATCGAAAGAGAAATATTCAAAAGAAGAAGCTGTCGAGATTGCAAAAGTGGAATTAGAAAGAGCCAAAAAGCCTTATTATATCTGCATTTGTAATGGATATGTACGACACAGAGCAGGTATTAATGAAGATAATGAGCCTTGCGTTGGCTGGTGGTTGGAATATAAAGAGTATAAGAGAAGTTGCCCGTGTTGGGTATTCCATATTTCCGAAAAAGAAGACCACGGATTTCACAATGAATATGAGTGTATTCTTGTTAGTTAAACTGAACTATTTCCATTTTGGAAATAGCTGAAATTTGAATTTTTAGAGGAGAAAAAAGATGACAAACCAGGAAAGAGCATACATTATGAATCAAGTTGAAAATGCATCGGTAGAACCAAGTGATCCTATGAAATTATCGGAGCTTAAAATTTATATAAAAGGATTTGAAGATGCCAGAAATGCAATGATGGACGCTATTGGAAGATGTTATAAGGAGACAAGAGCGGATTAGTTAAACTGAACTTTAACGGAGGTAAAAACAATGAGATTCTGTAATTGTATGGAAATGTGGCGTAAAGATATGGAGGAAGACGACATTTCGAATGCAGATTGCAATGGTGACTGTGAAGGTTGCTGCTATTGTGAGGAAATTAAGACTGACAGAGAGCGGCGGAGAGAAAATGAGCGAAGAGGTGGAATTACGTTTGAGGTAATCAGAAACAGTGACAATAAGAAGTTTACGGTATATGACATTGTCAGAACGCAGCATTATACATATTTCATGATCTATGATGGTGGATGGAAATATATAGACGCTGACTTATTCCGGGAATGCGATAAAAACTGAATATTGAGATTTTTGCCGGCTGAAATATGCCGGTAAAAAAAATACAATAATGTTGCATGAATACGATAATATATTGTGTTTTTATGAACTGATATATGGTATAATGTTGTAAGAAACTTATATGTCACGCATGGGGAGATGTTTAAAATGAGCAGAGAGGAAACGATAGAGATATGCACACGCATAGACAATTACCTGGGCGATAAAATAGCAGAATCAATTTTAAATAATATCTCATATGACAAAATGGAAGCACGCTATGGGATTATGCCGATTTCTCGCACGCATTTTTACAGAAAAAAGAAAATGGCATTAAGGATGCTCAACAGCCGGAGCTTGTACGAAGAAGAAAGCAATGGACAGCTACGCATAATACTTTGATTCACGCATAGACACACGCATATTATTTAAAATGCACGCATAACGCACGCATAGACAAGTTTTCCTCACGCATAGGATAAAATAAGCACGCACGCATAAAAAAGTCTGTATTGGCAAAATACGCAAGATAAAAATAAAAAGCCGTTTCAAGTTGTTTCCAATTAAATTTTTCATGTTTTCCCTTTCTGGTCTTCCATCGTCAGCACCGGGCGACCGTTCCACGGTGGACTCTCCAGGGCGGAGCATTTCGGCTATTTTGTGCAAATATCGAATTATACTCATCGCATTCTGTTTTCTTCGGACATCTGGAGCAGTCGCTTTCATAAGTTCCGCAAACCTCTGTTAATTCTTTTTTTGCCCTCCTGTTAATATTCAATATACAAATGCACCAAAAATAATGTACAATCAAGGAATGATATTTGTGCATTATTTTTGGTGCAAATACAATTGAAATAAATTATAAAATAATGTATACTTACTTTATAAAGAAAGAGAGGTATTAATAAATGCTTACTTATAAAATAAATGTATTAGAAACGCTGAAAGAAAGCGGATACACCACGTCACGGCTGAGAAAAGAAAAGCTTTTAGGAGAAAACGCTATCCAGACGCTAAGGCGTGGCGACATGGTCGGGATCATCGCATTAGAGAAGATCTGTACACTTCTGGATATGCAGCCGGGAAACATTATTAAATATGTAGAAAATGAGAAAAAATAAAATACTTTAAAAATAATGTAAAAAGTATTGACAACACACCGTTTTCGGTGTATTATAATATCAGAAACAAGGAAAACATATAATACACCGGAGGGAAAATAAGATGCTTTACATTAAAGATTGGTTTCTACAGAAAAATTTAACAGATTCACAAAGACAGCTTTTTGCAGACGGAGAGAAAGAGCAGATTGGAGAGACAGAGAAAGCGGTAAAAATTAAAGTTAAATCTGATAATGGAGAGTTTACTTTCTGGTGTCCAAAGTCCTGTTTGGCAGATAAGCCGGAGATAGCAGCACCGGAGCAGATGGCAGAATTTAAAAAGAACGGTGTTGAAATGATCGCAAACGGTCATAAAATCATTGTTAAAAAATCAGAAGTAAGCACATATAAAATGATGGGATTTAAGATCGTAAAATAAGGAGGATAAAAAGATGGAAGAATTAAAAAAATGTTATCAGGAATTACAGAAAATGATCGCAGAAATTGAAAACAGACATGACACAGACATCATGGATTTTATTAATCTTGATGAAGAAGTGAAAGCCGAGTACATGGGAGACTGGAAAGAAAAAGACGTGCAGGGTTGGGAGTATATGGTAAATAGAGCCAGCACAATCCGAAAAGCGTACAGGATTGTTGCGGAAGAATTGTACATCGGTGAATTTCTACCAGAAATTGACGAGTAAAAACCTAGAATGTTAATTTGAAAAAAAGGAGATAAAATTATGTATAGTTGCGTATTAAAAAATAAAGAAGGTATTATTTTTGACGAAGGAAAAGATTTTGAAACATTAAGAGAGGCTTTTAAATGGGCTTCAAACAGGGGACGCGGGTACGTTGTGCAGGTGGCGGATGATAATGGTAACGAGTGGGAAGCTAGTGTTGCTGAAAGCCTAAGCGAAATGAGCTTTAGGCTTCGGACAATAGATCGAAGCCTGTGTACAAGCGGATATGCCACCATGAACGAAATGAACTTTGATGATACCGTAAAAAAATGTAAATGTAATGAATTTGGCGGAACTTATTACTTAAGATTTTAATAGAAAGCGGCTTGAAATATAGCCGCTTTTTTTATGCCTAAAAATGGAACAAAAACTATTAAAAAATATCTTATAATAAAATTATAAGTAAAATGATGGGAGGTGTGCGCCTTGGCAAATTTAAAAGGAAAAGTTAAAAAGCTTCAGACTGCGATTGTCCAGTGCGGACTGATCATAAAAATAAACCAAAATCAATTTTATAGCGACGACCAGAAGCGCATGATCACAATTTACAGAATCCTCACACCAGTGTGCACCTTTAAGAAAAATAGACAAGAATGGAAAACAGAAGATTATGAGATTCTTAAAACGGCATCTATCCCGGAAGTAATATTCTGCTTGCTTGAAATTTATAAGGCGGTGAGCGGATGAAGGGAGAACTCACACCGAAATGGAAAGCTTTTGCAGATGAGTATATAAAGAATGGCGGAAATGGCACACAGGCATACATAAGCGCAGGCTATAGTGAGAATGGAGCAAATCGAAGTGCTCAAAAACTGCTGACAAAAACTGTCATTAAAGAATATATAGCGGAAAAAATGGAGCAAATCGAGAAAGAACAGCACCGGGATATCATGTCACTAGCAGAAATCCAAGAGCGGAGAAGTAAAATCGCAAAGGGCGAAGTCGTGGACGGCTTAGGATTCGCCCCGGACTTTTCCGATCAGCTTAAGGCAATGGACGGACTGGAGAAAGCTTTGACGATTGCAGAAAAGCATAAGCTGGAAGCCGAAGAGAAAGAGAAGAGAGAGAAGGCGGCACTATGGACGCTTCCAATCACAGACATAACGAGCGACTTCGTTGAAATTTATAGAATAGTACATGAAGCCTTTACCGGGGAGATAGATGTACATGAGATCATATCAAAGGGTGGGCGTGGTTCTATTAAGTCCAATTTCTGGGGGAATCTTGCATATGAGACAATCAGACAGGACCCACAGGCGCATGTCGTATACACCAGACGATATAAGGTCGACTTGAGAGGATCTGTTTATAATCAGTTTATGAAGGTGGTGATCCGGTGTAATGATCTGGATAACTGGGACTTTAAGCAGTCTCCGATGTGTGCGGTGTATAAGCCGACCGGGCAGATGGTAATGTTCGTGGGAGCAGATAAGCCGATCAGCTTAAAATCGTTCAACGTGCCATTCGGATATGTAAAGCTTTTAATTCATGAGGAGTGCGACGAGATGGCAGGTGTGGAGCAGATGGACAATATCGAAGATACTTTCCTGCGAGCAGATACGCCAGCACTCGACATAAAAATCTTCAATCCTCCGAAATCAAAAAACAACTTTATGAATGAGTACACCGAAGAATGCAGAAATAAGCCACAGACACGGATCTGCCACAGCTATTATTATAATGTTCCTGTAAAATGGCTCGGAAAGCGATTCTTCGAGCGTGCGGAGTGGTTCAGGATTCATAAACCATTATATTATAAAAATAATTATCTCGGAGAAGTCACTGGAACAGGCGGCGGCATCTTCGACAATTTAGAAATCCGAAAAATATCGGATGAGGAGTTAATGACATTTGACACAGTAAACCACGGTTTGGACTTCGGATACACACACCCACAGGTGTTCAGTCAGAATTATTATGATTATGAGACGGACACACTTTACATTTTCGGCGAGGTTTATTCTAAAAAGTGCAAAAACTCTACCTTTGCCAGGAAGATAAAGAAATTTATGAATGTCGAGATTATATGCGATTCTGCCAGACCGGACGGAATAGCAGAGATGCAGGACTGGGGATTCAATGCGATCGGGGCAAAGAAAAGATGGGGAAGCGGAAAAGGAAGGGATTACTGCTGGGAGTGGCTTCAGCGATGCAATAAGATTGTCATTGATCCAGAACGTTGCCCGAATACAGAAAAAGAGTTTACAAAGGCAGAGCATGAGCAGCTTCCAGATGGTTCATTCTCGGATGCTTACCCGACCTTAGAAGAGGATACGATCATGGCTAACATTTATGCACTGAACAGGATCATCATGACCAGCCGAAGGAATGACGGTCTTTATGATGATGAGGAAGAAGACAGTGACGATTATGAGGATTAAAAAATGAATTTTTTTGAAAAAATAAGGGAGACGATCATGAAGTTTTTTAGAACAGATGCTGAGAAAGAATTTAATGTCGAGTTTATCACTTCTCCGGAGATTGAAAACTCACAGCAGAGATGGAACGACATAATTAAGGGAAGCCCTTTCTGGGTGGATCCGAAAAACAATGACATCCGTACAATCAATTTCGCAAAATTCCTCTGCCAGTACACAGCAAAGAAAGCATGTATGGATTTATCAGTGAGCGTAACAGGTTCGGAAAGAGCGGATTTTATTAATAAGTGCATCATGGCAATGGTTGACACTTCTATCCGGGACAAAGTAGAAGATATGCTCGGAGTTGGCGGAATTATCTTAAAGCCGAACGGCTCAATGAACCCAGACAACATGATAGATTATATTATGCCGTGGGACTTTGCGATTACAGAAAAGACCAGCAACGGAGATATAAGAGGATGCATTTTTATTAATCGACTTTTAAAAGATAAAGTGTACTACTACCGGCTTGAATACCATCATTTCACGACCTCAAAAAGTAAAGAAGGCGAAGAGATGAACGTGTACGAGATCCAGAACAGAGCGTTCAAGTCAAACAGCAGTAAATCACTTGGTAAGAAGATAGAACTGCATGACGTTCCGGAATGGTCTTCAATTGAGGAAGCCGTTCATATTATGAACGTAGAAAAGCCGCTGTTTGCCTATTTAAAAACTCCATTCAATAATACAATCGATTACTCATCTCCAGAAGGTGTATCGATTTTCTCAAATGCACTTATGGAACTCAGAGACCTTGATATCGCATGGAGTAAAAAAGGAAACGAAGTTGAGGATTCTCAGCACATTACTTTTATTGATGAGAACGCGCTGACAAAACAGGGAAAAGGCGGTACACGCACCTCAACAGTAGAGCTTCCTCGGTTCGTTAAAGGCTTGAAATTGGGACTGGATTCAAAAAGCACGATTGATGAACACGTCCCGACCATGCTTACTTCTGACAGAATCACAGACATTAACAGCGTTCTTTCTATGATCTCGACAAAATGCGGATTCTCACAAGGGCAGTTTATCCTTGATAGAAAATCTGGAAGATTGACAGCAACACAGGTTGAGAGCGATGACAATGAGACGGTAGAAACGATTAACGATATTCGAAAATGCATAAAAACAGCGTTGAAAAATCTCATTTATGCAATTAACGTATTCTGTGACCTTTACGGAATACCTGCCGGCTATGTGGATGCACTGGATGATGATGTACCAGACGAAGATATATTCTATTTTAAAGATTTGCTTGCAAGTTTTGAGCAGGACAGATCAAGAGCATATAATTTAATGATTCAAGGTATTTATTCTAAGCGTAAATACCTTAAGGAATACGAGGGATTTAATGATGATGAAGTAGATGCCATGTTTGCAGAGAGAGCGCAGGAAGATGCGGAAAGGAACAGCGGTGGTCTATTTGGAGAGGAGTAAAATAATTCAAGGGATACCGAAACTTTCTATAAATGGTATTTTAAAAGGTGGATATATTTTCCCTGAACCTGAACCGGCGGAGATGATTCAAATAAAGCTTCAGAAAAAGACTGTGATAGAGACAATTAAGTTTTATTTAGATAAGTAATAGAAAGGGATGCGTTAATATAAAATATAATAAAGTCATTGGAAGCTTTAATATTAAGCTTGACACTAAAAGAATAGATGAAAATTTGAGAAATGCTCAGAATGTTCTTGATGAACAGGTTTTAAATGACATGAGAAAATACACACCTATGCAGCAGGGCGATTTGAGAAATAAGACTCAGATAAAAGAACCCGGATTAATTAAAGTCGATACACCATATGCGCATTATCAGTATGTAGGCGAACTTTATTTGACCGCAGACGGTAGATCATGGGCAAACCGTGGAGAAAAGAAGTATCCGACAGGAACAGAATTAAAATATCACACACCGGGAACAGGTAAACGATGGTTTGAAACTGCAAAAGAAAATCACGGTAAGCAGTGGATTGATCTTGTTAAAAGAGAGGTTGGAAAAGGATAATGCTTAGACCGGATTATTTTTACGGAAAAACTGATAAACTGGTTGAAATGTATCAAGATCTTGAAAATTGGATTATATCAGACATTGCAATACGATTGATAAAATCCGGTGAATTGTCAGGAACTGCCGACCGAGAATTGTGGAAACTCCAACAGATGGGACTGCATAACACAGAGATTGTAAAAAGAATATCTGAAATGTCTGGAAAGTCAAGAAATGAGGTTCGCAGATTATTAAGGGATAGTGTTATGACATCATTCTCGGATGATAAAGAAGTCTTGACGCAGATATCAGCATCTGTTATATCTCCGCTAAAAAATAATACGGCAATTCTGGCAATGAATGCAGAGTTAATAAAAACATTCGGAGAACTTGATAATTTGACAAAAACAACCATTAACCAGACACAGAAAGACTTGCTCAATATGCTGAATGAGGTTGATTATAGAGTTGCATCTGGAATGCAGTCTTACAGCAGTGCAGTCTGCGAAGTTCTGGATAGATATGCAGAATCTGGTGTTATGGTAGAATACCCTACTGGAACGAAGCGTTCTCTTGAAGCGGCAGTGCGGTGTTGCATTGTCACATCTATGAATCAGACTGCGGCACAAGTGACGAACATTTATATTGCGCAAAATAAAATAGAGTATGTTTTAGTATCAGCGCATCCGGGTGCCAGATATGATAAAAAGAATCCAACAGGGATTCCATCTCACGATCACTGGCAAGGCAAGGCATATAAAATAATCGGGAGCGAACCAGGATTTCCGAATCTTCTTGAAAGCACAGGTTATACCATAGACTCTGAAACCGGAAAAGGAACTGTTGTAAATCTCTTAGGACTTCACGGATATAATTGCAGACATTCACATGGTCCGTGGCGAAAAGGAATGGTAAATAAGTACCTTGATGAAAACGGAAATGTGAATATAAATGCAGATGAAAGCCAAAAACTTTATGATTTGCAGCAGAAGCAGAGATTACTTGAAAGAGAAATTCGTAAAACAAAGCGTGAAATTATGGCTAAGAAACAAGAACTTGATATGATTGCAGAAACAGATGTAAAAGAGATCTTGCAACCTCAATATGATAAACTGGCATATAAACTGCGAATGCAAAATAAAAGGCTTCAATCATTCTGTAAGAATAATGATCTTCAATTACAAGGCGATAGAACGAAAGTGTCTGGATTTAATAGAAAACAGTCTGCGATTGCAAATGGTCGGGCAATGGCTTATAAAAATAAAATCGAAAAAAATGGTACAACGAAAATGGAATAATATGTTATTATAATAATGTGTTAACCATACATACTTGGTTATCCACCTTTCTTTAATTAATGTAGTGGAACTCAAGCGAGACAACAACTCACCGTCATAGCCGGAAACTCCCCAAATGAGGTAAAGCAAATGAAAAACATTGTTACGTGCTTTACCAAAGAAGAAAAAGAGCATATAAAAGAATTGTGTGATTTTACACCGACAGAAGAAACGCTCTTTGATTTACGGAAGAAAGAAAAGTCTTTGGAAGAATGTGCAGAAATTATGCATGTTTCAACGAAGACAGCAGGACGTATCAACGTAAAAATGCAACATAAAATTCTTAGGGTAACTGGACAACATTTTACATAACTTTCTCCTCATTAAAGGCATCCGTTAAGGGTGTCTTTTTTGTGTCCTTTTAATGGGGTTTTGCTGGGGTGGTTCAATTGTGCTGTTAATAATAAAATGAAAATAGAAAGAGAGGTTTATTATGTACGAGTTTCAGAGATATAATCAGTATTCTTATCCTCAATATCAACAGCCACAGCAGTTTCAACAGCAATTCCCACAACAGATCATGCCGCAACAAGCTGGACTTTGTGGAAGAATGGTTAATTCTGTTGAGGAAGTCACAGCGAATGACGTTCCCATGAATGCACCATTTGCCATTTTCCCGAAAGCAGATGGATCAGAAGTTTATATAAAATCGTGGGGTGCTAATGGGCTTATTCAGACAGTTACATATAAACCGCAGTTAGACGGAAAGCAGAACGAATTACCGAAAGAAGACGCGGCAACATTGTTTGCCCCGATAATGGAGCGATTAGACCAGATAGAAGCTAAAATAACTCAGTCCCAAAGGACTACCAGAGCAAAGAAAGAGAGCGATTCTGAATGAATTTAATGCAGATGATCCAGTGCGGTGGAAACCCTAAGATGATATTAAGTCAAATGATGAGCAACTCTCAATTTTCAAATAATCCGATCATGAAAAATACATTCGACATGATGAACCGTGGAGACAGTAAAGGGCTGGAACAGCTTGCCAGAAATTTGTGCAAAGAAAAAGGTCTAAACCCGGAAGAAATCATGAGCCAGTTTAAACATTGATACTATTCTTGCAAGATTATGTATAAATAAATTTTATTAGGAGGAACACATATGTTTAATTCATCTCCAAGTTTAGCGGACATTGCCGCCGTTACTGGTGGAAACCGTAATGATGGTGCATGGGGCGATGGTGGTTGGTGGGTTCTCATTATTCTCTTTGCCTTATTCGGTGGATGGGGCGGTTATGGATTCGGTGGTAATGGTGGTGGCGGTTATACCGCAACTGCGGCTACACAGGCTGATATCCAGAGAGGATTTGACAATTCAGCAGTCATAAGTAAGCTTGATGGCATTACAAATGGTCTTTGTGATGGCTTTTATGCAGTAAACAACGGAATGCTGACAGGATTTAACACCATTCAGCAGGCAATTAATGCGGACACAGTAGCAGGAATGCAGAATGCAAATGCTATTCAGTCTCAGCTTGCAAATTGTTGCTGCGAAACTCGTGAAGCTATCCAGGGTGTAAACTTCAACATGGCGCAGAACACTTGCGCATTACAGAACACCATGAACAACAACACGAGAGATATTATCGACAGCCAGAATGCCGGAACAAGAGCGATACTTGACTACTTATGCCAGGATAAGATCGCAACGTTGCAGGCAGAAAATAATGATTTGAGACTTGCAGCATCACAGGATAGACAGAACGCACTTCTGACTACCGCTATGACAGCACAGACAAATCATATTATCAGTGCTGTTAATCCATCGCCAATCCCAGCATACCAGGTGCCAAACCCGAACACATACATTCCGTATGGATGTGGTTGCAATACTGGATGCGGATGTTAGACAACTGAATAATTAAAGTATCTTAATCGACAAGATTATGTCTGCATAGCAGTATTACTTAAACACAAAGGGCAGACTTCAATGTTTGCCCTTATATTTTTGAAAGAGAGGAAAATATTATGTCAGAATTTACAGCCAATGCTTTACAGACTGTCCTGCAAGGAGAAGATGTCGCATTTACTGAGACACCGGTTTGCGGAACAAAATGTATCGTTCACAGACAGGGAAGCGGAGTCGTTAAATTAAGAGGAATCACAAACCAGTGCAAAGCAAGATTTCTTGTATCTTATAGCGGAAATATCCAGATCCCAACCGGTGGAACGGTGGAAGCTATTTCTCTTGCAATCGCAATTGACGGAGAGCCATTACAGTCTACAAGAATGATTGTGACACCTGCGGCAGCAGAAAACATGTTCAATGTATCTGCACAGGTTTATGTAGATGTTCCTTGTGGATGTTGCAGCACAATAGCGGTTCAGAATACATCCGGACAGACTATCGAGGTGCAGAATAGTAATTTGATCGTAGTAAGGGAGGCCTAGTATATGCATATTGAAAGAATTCATAAAATGCTTGAATGCCTTGCTGAAAAATCCTTATGTGAGATTGAAAAAGGGATTGAGAATGTCAGCACAGAAGAAATGGGAGAAGTGATCGACATGATAAAGGATCTGTCAGAAGCAGAGTATTATGCCACAATTACTAAGGCAATGAACGAAGCGGACGAAGCAGATATCATGGAGAAGCTTTTAGAGTATGGGGATGACCGAAGATACTATGATCAGTATCGTTATGCTAATGGAAGATTCGCACCTAAGGGCAGAGGAAAACGAAGAGGATATGATGAACCACCATATTATCACATGTACCCGGATGATTACGAAGATACAGAGCACATGAGAGATATGGATAAAAAAGATCTGAAAAGGATGTATACAGATACCGGAATTATGGGAGACAAATCATATCCGAGGGATTCCAGAGAGGGAAAAGCCGGTATTTCCAGACGTACTTATATGGAGACCAGAGAAAACCATCATGGAAATTCAGAGGAAGATAAAAAAGAGCGTGCAAAAGCAAGAAAAGATTACTTGCGAGATATGCAGATGGATATTACTGAAATGACATCAGATGCAGCACCGGAAGAAAAGCAGATGTGGAGAAATGAATTACAGATGATGTTACAGAAAATCTAAGAGGTGAGCGCAGTGTTTAAAATCAATGATGTTGAATGGAATATTTTATATGTAAATCCTAATAGTGAATGCTTGATGCGTTCAGACGGAACAATTACACTTGGTGTTACAGATTGGAGCAAACGAACGGTTTATTTGTCAAATGCATTAAGCGGAAGTCTGTTAGAGAGAGTTCTATCTCATGAGTTGGTACACTGCGCTTCATTTTCATATGACTGCCACATTCCAATAGATGTAGAGGAAATCGTAGCGGATTTTCTGTCTCTTTATGGAAAAGAAGTCGTTAGCATAGCAGATGATATTTTGAATGGGGTAATTGAAAATGGATGTTATAAAGCAGTATGAGGACTATATAGGGCTTAAAAAAGAATACATTAAAAATCCTACATTGGAAAATAAAAATGCAATGATAGCCAAATTGGAAGAGTACGGAAAGTATATATACGACCAGTGCAACAGATTAAAAAAGGATTGCATTGTGGAAGAAGAAAAAGAAGTACTTAAAAGGTATTTTGGTGGGAAATAGCAAAAAGGGGTGGAGTAATCTGCCCTTTTTAAAATGGTACAAAAAGTTGTTTAAAATAGGTTAAAATATATATTGAAAAGAATATTAAAAGTACCGGACAGAAAAATGGATTCTGTTCGCTAACCTAGAATAGTTATAGGATGATGCATGGCACGTCCTATTTTGGGCGTGCTTTTTTATTTTTGGGAATTAATTCAGTGGAAGAAGACACGGCTTATATCCGGGTTGTCGAGGGTTCGATTCCTTCATTCCCAATTGCCAGCTATGGAGTAAATAGCAACTCATTCGTGCCGGACTGACCGGAGTAACAACTTGGAAAGAAAGAGGTAGAAACATGGTAAACGTAGCAAACGAATTAAAGAAACTCGGAATTGAAGTTTCAGACGAACAGAAAGAGTCTCTTAAAAAGAGTATGGGTGAAGAGCTGTATTCTAAAGAAGAAATGGAAGACAAAGTTAAAAAAGCTTCGTCAGAAGCCGAACAGTGGAAAACCAGGGCAGAATCAGCAGAGAAAATGCTCGAAGGGTTGGATGGAAAAAGTCCGGAAGACATTTTAAAAGAGCGTGACGACTGGAAGAGACAGGCAGAAGATTCAAAAAAGGAATACGAAGCCAAAATCGCAGAACATGAGAAGAATGAACTTTTGAAAGAAGCATTTGCGGAAATCGAGTTTACTTCTGAATCTGCAAAGAAAGCAATTATGGAAGACATTTCCGAAAGCGTAAGCGTGAAAAATGGAAAGCTGATAGGGTTTAGTGATCTTATTGAGGAAGCTAAAAAGACAGATGCAAATGCATTTGTAAATAAGCAGAATCCGCCGGCGCATTTTACAAAACCGAATGAAAATGATCCCGGTGGTGATAAGCATGCAACAAGAGAGAGCATTTTATCTATCAAAGATAGATCAGAACGTCAGAAAGCAATTGCCGAAAACATTTCTTTATTCCAACAGTAAAGGAGTTTTATATGAACAAAAACAGATTAACGATGAACACAAATTTGCAGTTCTTTGCAGCAAACGCAGGACTGATTACAACAGGAGACATTGATGTAACTGCAAGGGAAATTGATTTTGTTACATCTTTTGAAAGAAACTGGGAAGCTTTAAGAGAAATTCTTGGAATTTCAAGAGCAATTAGAAAACAGCCTGGAACTGTTCTTAAAAGCAAATATGCAGAAGGAACGTTAGCGAGCGGAACTGTAGCAGAAGGTGATGTGATTCCAAGAACACATTACGAGGTAAAAGATAAACCTTATTCAGAGATTACTCTTGAAAAATATGCAAAAGAAGTTTCTATCGAAGCTATCAAGGATCATGGATATGAAGTAGCTTGTGAAATGACAGATGAAGAGTTCCAGACAGACCTGCAGGATGGAATTACAACAAAATTCTACAACTATCTGAAAACTGGTACACTTACAAACACTGCAAAAACATTCCAGATGGCGGTAGCTAAAGCTATTGGATCTGTCAAGAATAAGTTCAAGTCAATGCACAAAACTGCTACAGGAGTTGCAGTGTTTGCAAATATCATGGATTTCTATGATTATCTTGGAGATTCAAACATTACTTTGCAGACAGCCTTTGGACTTACCTATATCAAGGGATTCCTCGGAGCAGACATTATGTTCCTTTGCTCTGACAACGAAATCCCAGCAGGAAAAATTCTGGCAACACCTGTAAACAACATCGTTGCTTATTATGTAGATCCATCTGACGGAGATTTTGAGAAAGCCGGTCTTTCTTACACTGTCAGCGGAGAAACAAATCTTATCGGATTTAAGGTAAAAGGCGATTACGATCGTGCAACCAGCGTAACTTATGCACTGTTAGGATTTGTACTTTTTGCAGAGTACATTGATGCAGTAGCTAACGTTTCGATCACACCGGGGGAATAGTTCCCACTACACAGGCGGTAAATGCTAGTGGGGAACTCACGGAAGAATACTTAAACTCTCTTACAGTTGCAGAAATTAAGGCACTGGCAGAGAGTAAAGGGTATTCACTGACCGCAACAAAGAAAGCTGATATTATCAGCGAAATCTTATCACAGCAATAAGGAGTGTGGAGCAATGTCATATGTAGATTTTGAATATTACCAAACGAAATATGGTGGGAGTTTGTTTGAAAGCGAAAAAGACTTTGCTCCATATGAAAGAAAAGCAGAAAGAAGAATCAATGCGATCACATCAAACAGGATTGTGTTTTATCCTAAGCCAGAATCGGAAGATGCATGGTGGGATAATATCAAAGATTGCACCTGCGAAATAGCCGAATTGCTAAAGAATGTATCTGAGTACTCCGCGGCAGTTAATAACTTTGGTGTTATTGCAAATGCGGACGGAACTGTAAAAGGGAAAATGATTAAGAGCATGACTTCTGGAAGTGAATCAGTATCTTATGATGCCGGAGCATCTTCTTCGACATTGGTAGAACTTGCAAAATCAGAAATAGCACTTAACAGTAAGTGCTACGATATTGCATCAAATTACCTAGCCGGAATGGTCGATTCAAGGCATGAAAACCTTTTGTACATGGGAGTTTAGCTTATGGGAATCGGATATAAAGATGCCGTGGTTTTATATAACAGGCATTACAACGACACTTTAGAAACTGAATATTATTTCGGTACTCTATTTGAAAATGTAAGAATCGAGCTTACACAGGCAGAGAACATAAGTAAATCTGGAATGAAAGATGCAGATAGTTTTCTTGTAAAAATCCCGAATGACGGCACATTGAATTATGCTAATCCACCAGACTGGGAGAACATGAGCGAAGAAGAAAAGCTAAAGCATTTCACTTTAAGAAGTAATGATTTTGACTTTGTAGTGATTGCAAAAAAAGATGAACTTCTCATTGATAGGGAATTGCCGGTTGGATTAATTAATTCAGACGATTATCCGGGTAAATTCTTCCAGTACATGGTAAATGAAAAAGGGAATTGCTACAAAGTGAATACTATCGGTGTTTACAGCCTTATACCAAGGTTTGAGATTGGAGGTAAATGATTTGGATGAAAAGCCAAAAATAATGCTTGTATCAGATGCAGAAACGGCGCAAAGAGCTATTCTTGATATGATAAATAGTTATCCAGATTTTCCGCCCGGTTTCAAACCATCAAATTCAACAATCTTATGGAACAGCATAAAAGATACTCAGTCTATTGGAGTTTTTCCGGCGCAGGATCCAGTTTATTTGAAAAAATATGTCAGCGGTTCTTATGTCGGACAAATGACGTTCCAGATCGTATACAAAAGCAATCCAACAACAAACAAGGATAATATTGCAGCAAGCAATCTGCTTGAATGCATTGCAAAGTTTCTTGAGAGTGGAGAATTTACATTAAAAGATAAAAATTTTGTTGCAGAACAAATCAACCGCACATCAGATGTATTTTGCGGTACAGCAGATGGGAAAACAACAGAATTAGCAATTAATATGCAGCTTAAATATTTTTATAAAAAATAGGAGGAATACTCATGGCAAAAGACAGAACTAACATGGTCTCACTTTTGGATATTGGAAGCCTTATGGGTGGAAAAAGTGAAAAGCTTGCTGAAATGGGTGATGGTTTCACAGAGCTTTCTGAAGACTGGGGACCTAACACAGAAAGCACACAGTACGTAAACATGAAAAATGCAAGCAACTCTGTAAAAGGGTATGCATTTTCAATGTCTCCAGAAAGAGAACATTTGTCAGATGAAATGCAGACAGTGTTTAATGATGTTTTTAAAAAACTTCCAACAGGAGATCAGTGCGAGACATATTATTATCGCTTCTTTAAAGCTGATATTACAAGCGGATCCGGAGATTGTATCCGTGTCCCAGTAACTGTATGTGCATCAAGCACTGGTGGAGCAGGTGGTGATATTTTAAAGTCTACAGTCCAGATTAATGGAAATGGAGATGTAGAACTTGGAACAATCACTATTGCTGGTGATGGATCGTTCACATGGGCACCTAAAGTAAGTGCTTTGGCTTTGGATGAAGATTACCCAATTGCATAGGTGTTAATTAAAAATTAGCATATGTGGGATGCCTACCTTTCCTTGGTGTCCCACATTAGGAAAGGATGTTAAAAATGGAAGAAATTAAATTAAGCAGTGGCATAAAAAAAATTGCAATAAAAGACGAAGACGGAGATCTTATTACAGTTATAACAGTAGATACAGCGAATGCGGACACAGCTAAGAAGTTTGCAGGTGTAATTGATAAATTAAATAATATATCTCAGAACTGTGAAAAAGAAGCAGCAGAATGGAGAAATAACCACAAAGACGATATGAATGTGGATGATATTAATGTGGATGCAGCATTAGAACTGAACAGCATTCGTGTGAAATATCTTAAGCAGATTACGGAAAGTATAGATGGGTTGTTTGGCGAAGATGCCATGAAACAGATTTACGGAGATATTGTCCCGGATGAACTTGCAATTGTGGAGTTTGTAGAGCAGGTTATCCCTGTTATGAATAAGCTTTTCAATAAACGTTTTGAACAGGTGCAGAACAGATACAATGTAAGAAGACGTGGGGCAAAATAATGAACAATGTCATGCTGGACAATTTGCCTACTGAATGGAACGGATACAAAGTAAATACCGATTTCCGCATAGGTATGCAGATTTATATTTTGCAATATGACAAAGAAATGAATGAGTACGAGAAAACAACTTCTATTCTTTATCTTATGTTCTCTGATGAATACGGAGAACTTAGAGACCATCCACAGCACAATGAGTTAAATGAATGTATTTCCTGGTATTTAAACGGATGGTATCACGACAATACCGGCAGTAGTAAAAATACAAAGCGTTTTATTGACTATGATGTAGATCAATGGAGAATATATGCAGATTTTTTGCAGATATACGGTATTGATTTGTCCGTAGCAGATATGCACTGGTGGAAATTTAATGGCTTGATCTGGAACATGCCGAGAAGATTATCTTCTCTCATGGAGGTAATTGAGATTCGACAGAAGAAGATTGAAAAGAACATGAGTTCCAAGGAAAAAGACGCAATCAGAAACGCACAAAATGTATATGCTCTGGAACAGCCAGAAAAAGAGTATACCAGCGAAGAAAAAGAAAAGATAGATGATTATGATCGCATGATGGAAGAAATAAGAAAGCAGAAAGAAACAGAACAGGAAGCATTGAAACAGTTTAAGAAATGAGGGTTTTAGCATGGCTGAATATGATGGCGAAATCAGAATAAAAACGTTGATTGAAAATGGAGAAGCATCAAGTAAGCTCATGCAGATGGAATCACAGTTTCAGAAGCTTGCAAGAGAAGCTGATAAGTTATCCAAGACACTGAAAGATCTGGCAAGTCAGAAGATTCCGACAGAGGAATATAAGGCTGTGCAGATGCAGATAGAAAAAGATACTGCTTCTCTTGATAAACTTCTTGCCAGAATGGATAAATTCTTAGAAACAGGTGGAAGCAGTAAAAGCACAACCTTTAAAAGAATGCAATACGAAGTTGAGGAATTAACAAACTCAATTAAATATGCAAAAGGCGAGCTTGCCGCAATGGAATCTTCCGGAACTGCTTTTATAGATCCTACAACTACAGAAGAATATAGCAAAGTATCTGAAAAGCTTCTTGATGTACAGAGCAAACAGGAAGTCCTTAATCAGAAGATGAGAGAAACAGCTGCTAATGAGAAAACTATTGGTGCTGGTGCGAAAGACATTGAAAAAGTAGGAAAATCAGCAAAAAAATCCTCTGGCTTAATATCTGACATGGCGAAACGAATAAAGCAGACAGTAGTTAGTTTTGCAATATTTGGTGCGGTCATGAAAGTATCTCAGACCATATCCAAGGCATTTACAGAAGGTATACAGAACATGGCGAAGTATTCTTCTGAATTTAATGGAAAAATGTCTGAAATGGCAAGTGCTACGGCTACATTGAAAAATTCTATCGGAGCATTGACAGCACCTATCATATCTGCATTGACACCAGCAATCGTAACCTTATGCACATGGATTACAAATGCCATTAATGCCATGAACAGATTTATTGCGGTTATTAGCGGAAAAAGCACTTGGACAAAAGCAAAGAAGCAGCAGGTAGACTATGCGGCATCTCTTGATAAAACAGCCGGTTCTGCCAAAAAAGCAGCTGGAGCATTGGCGGCTTTTGATGACTTGAATGTATTGCAGAAAAATGATTCTGGAAGCGGTAGTGGTGGAGCATCAGGAGCTTCTGGTAGCGGTTATGAAGAAGTACCATTAACCGAAAAGGATTTTGAGTGGGTAAAAAATGTAAAAAAAATATTTGAATCAATGCTTCCAATTGTCTTAGCGATTGCAGCTGCTTTATTGACATGGAAAATTGCTAGTTTTCTGACAGATTTATTGGCAATGAGTTCAATTCTTGGAACAATTGTTTCATGGCTTGTTGTTATTGCAGGATTTGCATTGACTATATATAGCCTGTTCGACATGTGGACAAATGGTGTTGATTGGGAGAATTTAATAGGATATATCGTTGGTGCTTCTCTTGCAGTCGGTGGATTATATGCTTTATTTGGCCCGATGGTAGCCGGTATTGCTCTGATAGTCATTTCTATTGCAGGGTTAATAACTGCACTTCATGACATAAGAGAAAACGGATTAAATACACAAAATATGTGCTTATTATTAGTTTCTGCTTTTGGATTGGTAGTCGGAACGTTTATGGCATTTGGAGCAGTTGCGGCGGCTGTTGTTGCCGGAATACTTCTGATTGTAGCAGGTATAGCAGATTTGATAAATAATGGTGTAAATCTTAAAAATGGAATCCTTATCGTTGCAGGCGTATTCACATCTCTGCTTCTGACAGCAGGTGTTGTGGTAGCATCTATTGCCGCATTGATTGCAGGCCTGGTTCTAGCCATTGTAGCTGACTGGGATAATTTTAAGCGTACTGTTTTGGAGCCCATAGTAGAATGGGGCTTAGTAATGCTTTCAAATTTTACGCAGATCGGCGATGGAATAAAAGAAATCTTTTCCGGAATTACAACGTTTCTCAAGGGTGTCTTTACAGGCGACTGGAAGATGGCATGGACAGGAATAAAAACATTCTTTGTTGGTATCTGGGATGTAATTGTAGGATGCTTAAAATCATCTGTTAATTTTGTTATAGGAGCATTAAATACTGCATACAATGCAATTTGTGGAGTTATAAACGCATGTATTTCTGCAATTAATAAAATTAGTTTCACTGTTCCTGATTGGGTACCTGGATTGGGTGGAAAACAATTCGGAGGATTTAATTTACAAAAAATCCAACCTGTTAACATACCTTATTTAGCTAACGGAGGAATAACAACCGGAGCAACAATCGCAAAAATCGGAGAAGCAGGAAGAGAAGCTGTCCTGCCGCTTGAAAATAACACCGAATGGATGGACGACCTTGCATCGAAGCTTGCAAGCAAAATGCCGGACTACAGCGGTGCAAAGACAGTAGTACTTGCGGTTGATGGTAAAGAGTTCGCAAGAATCAATCTGCCGTATTTACAGGATGAAGAAATAAGACTTGGGATAGCGGAGGGATAAGATGGTACATAAGTATACACAAGGACTTATCATTGATGGAATTACATATAATATCCCTATGGTGTCTATTCAAAGGACTTTGGATTTCTTGGAAAAGTATGCAGAAAGAACAGAGGACGGAGATATTCATATTGAGAGTATAGGAATCTATAAGAACTATACAATTTCAATTGGCACAATAGACGATTCGGGACTTTATGATAAACTGATGGATCATATAACAGATTGTGAAAACAGATTCCATCATGTATCTTTACCGGATGCAAGCAAGCAGTTTGATTTCTATGGGTATTTTTCATCAATTAAAGATGAAGTAGAAAAGGTATTTGACAACGGAGCGAAATATAAAGGCTTGTCTTGGAAAATGACGAGTAAAAAACCATTTAAGACACCGTAAGGGGGCATTTATGAGAACATATTGCAGGGCAGAAATGAAATTTATAGATGTTACCGCACTTGCGGATGCCGCGGTCACGACAGATGATAACCAGGGCATAGGTTCCGTTGGACTATTTGCAGATCAGACTGCTTCGTCTGATTATGGAACTTTCGAACTGAACCAATTTATACTTGATGGAAGTAAAAGTGTGCTGCCGGAAAATCCAAACGATATTGCATTCTGGAGCGAGGCATTATCAAAGGATGGCTGCACGTTTGAAACGAATCCCAAAATCACGATCACATTTAAGGAGCAGCATACATCCGCAGCGATCACACTTTATTTTGAAGATGAGCCACCAGCAGAGCTGAAAATCACATGGTATACAATCGCCGGTACAAAATTAATCACAGAAACATTTTACCCGGACAGCCTTATTTATGTTTGCAATACACAGGTGCAGAATTATGGAAAAATTGAGATTGAATTTGTAAGAACAAGCTTTCCACAGAGATATATTAAGCTTCAGTATATTTTATATGGAAAATATATTGTGTGGGATAAGGATATGATCCAGACAGCCAAGGTGCAGGAGGACATTGATGTGACCTCTGCATCCTTGTCTATCAACGAAGCGGATATTTCAATTGTTGATATTAATGATGATTTTGACGCAGAAAACGAAAATGGAGCATGGAAGAGTGTACAGAAAACGCAGGAAGTCACATTGTCAGAGTTTAAGAACGGAAACATGATTCCTATGGGAGCATTCTTCATCAACGACTTTTCTTTTTCAAAGAATATTGCAAAATTTAAGCTGGTTGATGTAGTTGGTTTATTAGATAAGTATACATTTTATGAAGGACAGATATATAACAATGTCCGCGCAGAAGTGATACTGAATGCGATATTTGCCACTGCCGGTATCAAAAAATATACGATTGATGAAGAAGTCGGCAACATACTTTTAAGTGGCTATTTAGCCATCCAGACGTGCCGCAAGGCATTGCAACAGGTATGCTTTGCGTGTGGTGCGGTTGCGGATGACAGCCGGAGCGATAAAATCAAGGTTTATAAGCCAGACAGATATGTGAAATCCACTGTCGGGACGGATCGCAAATTTAATGGAAATACGAAAGTATCTCTTGAAAAATATATCTCTGGTGTGAATATTGAGATGAAAAACTATGCATTGGAAGAAAAAACCTCAGACATTTATAAGAAAACATTGCCGGCAGGAGATACCAAGATTACATTTTCAAGTCCATATCTTCCATCGTCCATCACGGCAAGTGTCGGAACGCTGAAAGAAGTAAAAACAAATTATCTCATCATTAATATGACGGCTGCCGGACAGTGCCATATTACAGGTATTAAATATGCAAACACGACTTTTTCTTATGAGAAACGTGTGGATAAAATCGAAGCCGGGGAAACAGAAAATATAAAGAAATACAGTGGATGTACTATTTATAATGCTGATATATTACCCGACATCGCCGCTTATCTTTTAGGTTATCATGCCTTGAGAAAAAAGGTTGGAATGAAGTACCTGGTTGACTTAGAGCAGGTAGGAAATTGGGCAAATATAAATTCGATTGGTGGAAAGACATCGACAACATTGATTGAGAGTCAGACGCTTGATTTGACAGGTGGATTTATCGCAACGGCAACGTGCAGGGGATATTCAGTAGTTGTTACGGAAAATTACTTCGCCGGAACTGAATTATATACGGGAGGAGATGTGATTATCTAATGGAAATGAGACCAATTATATACAGTGCAAAATTATCCAGTCAGAAAGTCACAACAAAAACCAAAGTAACAATAACGGTTGTGGCAGATGATGTAGAGACATATTACACAGAAACAAAATATACCAGATCCAGCAATCATGAACTTATAGCTGGACAGGAGATAGGAGTTATTTAATGGCAATTGTAAAAGTAAGGGTACAGGTTGATGGAGTGTGGACGAATCTTACTTTAAGTAATGGAAAATGGGTTGGAACAATTACAGCCCCTGCAACCACATCATACAATCTGTCCAATAAGTATTATCCGATTAAAATTGAGATTACCAATGATGCGGGAACTGTAGTGGCGAAAGATGCTACAGATGCCACTCTGGGAGAAGCATTGAGACTGGTTGTAAAAGAAACGATGAAGCCTGCGATCACACTAGTATCTCCATCAAAAGGTGCATATGTGACAAACAATAAACAGCCGATCACATTTAAAGTCGTGGATGAAGCCGGTGGATCAGGAGTTAAGCTGTCATCTGTAAAAATTAAAGTAGACAGCACTACATACACAACTTCAAGCACAGGAATGGTAAGTAAAGGGATTACAAATGGTTATCAGTTTACATTTACGCCACAGACGGCACTTAAGGATGGAAACCACACTATCACGATCAATGCGTCAGATAATGACGGAAATGCGGCGACTACCGTTTCATCAACATTTACAATTGACACAGTGCCGCCGACATTGACAATTTCTTCTCCACAGACAGGGCTAATCACAAATAAATCTGCGCTTACAGTAACCGGTAAAACGAATGATGCAACTTCAAGTCCGATAACATTGACTATGACATTAAACGGCACGAGCCTAGGATCAGTAGCGGTAGAAACTGATGGAAGCTTTTCAAAAGCGGTTACTCTTGCAGAGGGAACGAACAGTATTGTGGTTACGGCTAAAGACGGAGCCGGACAGACTACCAGCATTACATTGAGCGTCAAGCTTGATACTACGGTGCCTGTGTTAAAAGGCATTACACTTACACCAAATCCGGTAAGCACAAGTGCAAGTGTAGCAATCACGGTTGAGGTCAGCTGATGGCTTCTGGAACGATCAGTTTTGAACTGTCAACAGACATCACTTATGTTGCCGGGACTGTAAATGGTGTTAAGACAGTTTTTATCCAGGATGAAGCATATCCTGTGAAGTGGCGTGCAACGGTAGATGTGGCAGAGGACAGCTTATACCATATATATCTTGAAATGTATGATGAAGCAGGTAATAAGAGTACCTACGAGAATACGATTGAGTACATTCTGCCGTGGTTCATCTACGACAGGACACAAGAGGATGTAGACCGGGTGATTGAACTTCGCAACATTGGCTGGGAGAGGATGACAGACAGTGAAAAAACGGAATGGCAGCGGGGGATGAAAGGCGCATTCAACTTATCAGATGTCAGGCGGAATGAAAACAACTGCTATGTCATTGCACAATTGCTGAACATTTCTCTGGTCACTTGTAAGGATAATCTCCCCACATATCCGGATAAAACATATTTTGACAGTCTTTTAAAGAACGCCACAGCATTGCGGAATGCTGGTTATCAGTATGTAGAGACACCGGAAGTTCCGCAGCAACCTATTAACACATACCAGAAAATCAATGATATTGAGAGAATATTACATGACATTTATGAAGTTTATAATTCAAACTTTGTCCATTACGCAGGCGAAGAAATCTATGCCGGACAGAGCATTGGATTACTTTTATAAGAAAGAGAGGATTTTATCATGGCATTTAGTTTAAAAACATGGGTGAATCGTATTTCCGAGTACCCGAACAGAAGAAAATTAACACATGAGGACGGCAGCACGGAACTTGTGACCGTAGCGAGAGCAGAGGGGCAGATCTCAGCAGAAGGAAATGCCTTTTCTGCGGAAGAGATGAATGATCTGGAGAACAGGATCAAGGGTGGATTTGATGAGGTAAACCAGAGTTTACGTGAGTTAAACGAAGGAATGATATATAATGATGTACGAACTGGAGTTGTTACCGTGCTTCCAAATAGCGATATTTCAATAAGTGATAATACACCAATAAATTTTAAGGATTATGTACCGCTTGCTACTACAATTATTGCAACTTACGGAAGTTCAGACGCACATTCTCATGGTATGTTAGGTTCTCCTGCTATCAAAGATAATACCACATGCTGTGTAAGGTATAAAAATTTAACGGAAAGTGAATTAAAAGTTGACTTTACAGTTCGATTTTATTATTTACGAAATAATTAAAATAAATCCCATCTGATTGTAAAGATAATCGCATAATCTTTAGGCATGGTATCTATGAGCTGACGATATTTAATATACCCATTCTCGATATATAACGCACCAATAGCAATACCGGTGTATGATATATCTTTTACTGTAGTTTTAGGATTAAATTTCGAATCGGATATTTTAGCAACTATGATATCTGTTCCTTTAGAAATAGCCTGTTTAGCATTAAGTTTGAAGGTTGCTTCTGCATGTAATTTATTATACAAAAATTTCGTATATTCAATGTAGGCGATTTCACAATCTTCACGTTGTAACACTTCATCGTTACGCTTCCATTCGATTCCTTCGTTTAACTTATTTAAACTCTGGTTATGCGAAGTAAAATGGAACAAAAAATTATTATGAAATATTATAATTGAATTATACAAAAGAAAGGAGAGCTTATGGAAAACGAAGATATTGTAAAAGCTCTTACTGAGCATAGTGAAAAAATTAAGGTAGCAAACCATCGTATTGATGACCTTGAGAAACAGCAACAGCAGATCCAAGAATTAACGATTTCCGTACAAGAACTTGCAATGTCAGTAAAAAATATGGTTGAAGTTCAGAAAGATCACAGTGATAAACTTGCAGAGTTAGAATCCAGACCAGCACAAAACTGGAATACTGTAACAAGAACAGTTTTAACAACAATTGTTGGAGCGATTGCAGGGGCGGCAACACTGGCTTTTGTAAATGCAATAGTTCCATTCTTATGAAAGAGAGGTAGAAAATGAACAATAAGACATATGATTTAATCAAGGATGTATCTTTACTCTGGATGCCTATTTTCATTACATTTTATGGTGTATTGAGTGCAACATGGGGATTTCCCTATGGAGAACAGATTTTAGCAACATTGACCGGACTTAATGCGGCACTTGGTGCGGTTGTAAAGTATTACAAAGCAAGGTATGACAAAGAAAGTGAGGAATAATACATATGATTATTAATGTACATGCAGGACACAACCCTGACGGAAAAGTAGCGTGTGGAGCTATCGGAATTATCCGGGAATCAACAGAAGCAAGAAATGTAAAAAATGAGGTTATCAGACAGCTTAAAAGCCTTGGTCACACCGTGTATGACTGCACTGTAGAGAACGGGACAAGCGCAAACAATGTGCTTTGCAACATCGTAGGAAAATGCAATGCTCATGCGGCAGATCTTGATGTGTCCATTCACTTCAATGCAGGTGCGAAGGATATGTCTGGAAACGGACGGACAACAGGTGTAGAAGCATATATTTATAGTGATAATAGCAAAGCAAAACCATTTGCAGAGAAAATTGTGAAAGCGATCGCAGCACTTGGATTTAAAAATCGTGGTGTGAAGATTAACAAAAAGCTTTACGTGCTCAATCACACAAAAGCACCTGCGATGTTGATTGAATGTTGCTTCGTGGATGATAAAGACGATGTAGCACTGTATGACTTTAAGAGCATGGCAAGTGCAATTGTTTACGGAATTACAGGACAGCAGTACATTGAACCATCCAATAACACATCTGATGACGATGCTGCAACTTCTGGATCAGAGACAAGCGTAGGTGATAAAGATTCTATTTATCGTGTACAGGTCGGAGCGTATCGCAACAAAGCAAATGCTATTTCCTTGCAGGAAAAATTGAAAGCAGCAGGATTTGACTCTGCGATTGTAAAAGCGTAAAATAAATGGCGGTTAGAATTTCTAATCGCCATTTTTAATAGACTTGTACTAATTAATGTTAACCGCTAGGAAATAGTTATTTAGTACAAGTCCTAGATATAAAATATAAAGCCAGTAATTTCAAAGGCTTCATTCAAATAAATTTCTTTTATTATTCTATGCCAAAACTCTTGTTTTCCTTTTTGATCTAGTTGTTCGTAAAGTTCTTTCCAGTCTTCCGGGATCTGCTTCTTAAATTCCTCAATCCTTACAACTTTGTTGTTTGACAACTCCTCATTTATGGAATTTATTTTTTCTGATAAGATACTGTATTTCTTTTCGTATTCTGGGATATCAATTCTTCCTTTTTCAAAAAGGTAATTAAGTCTGTCACGCTCCCCTATTGCATCATTAAGTTTCTTATTCAAATTGCGCTTTGGTTTACCTGCTTCTTTTTTTACATCAAATTCAAGATTTTTTAATGCTGCATCAAGATTTTCAAGAAGATATTTTTCTGTTTTTGCTTCTGACACTAATTTTGTTTTGTGCAATTTCTCATTTCCACCGAACCAGCATCTTTGATATTGCCGGTGCTTTTTGGTCTTCCTGTCTATGCTGTAAAAACTTGCCATTTTCCTGCCACATATAGGACAGCGGAATAACCCACTGAATAAATATATATGACCAGATGGAGCGTATTTTATCTGATTGACACTTCTTATTTCTTCCATTTGCTCTTTGGTAAAATAAGGTTCGCAGAAATTTTCATTTTCCCTTACTTTACCAATATATAAATCTGAATTTATCATTGTGTCTAATTTGTGACGTGTGAAGTCTGGAATCAAATTTTCACGTACCCATAAAACAGTGCCGCGCTTGCTTTTGGTTGCTAATAAATAATCAAAGATAGCCCTTGTCTGTTCCTCATTATCATGTACGACTTTCTTTATACCATCTATTTTCTCTATTTTGAATCCTATAGGCACTCTACCAGTGTAAGCTTTCCCTTCACGGATCTTATAAGCTGCAGTGTCTTTGTATCGCTCAGATATAACCGCCCATTCTAATTCTGCCATGTTTGCCATCTGGTACATGAAGTTCTTTCCGTATGGCGTGGAAGTATCGATCTGCTGACTCACTGATATTAAGTTGCATCCTGCGCTTTCCATGTCGTGATAGAGGTTACAGAAATCTCTCATATTTCTTGCTATACGATCGTATCTCATAATAACAACTGCATTGATTCTTCCTGCTCTGACATCATCCATCATGCGCTGAAAGTCCTTTCTTTTTGCCGTGCTATGCCCTGTAATCGCATAATCGCCAGAATAAACGATTATATTTGCATTATGGTAAGTTTTATTAATGTACTTTTTACAATCGTCTATTTGCTGTTCCATTGATTCTGAATTATCATCTTTTTTTGATTTTCTTGGATAAATTGCTATGTTCATTTTTAACTCCCTTTAAAAAAAGTCCCTCATTTACTAGAGGGACTGTATACTATTCGATTTCTATAATGTCTGCGACGTATGCCATAACTTCTCCAACTTCCTTTATATGGACCTTAAGAGTTACAGTGTCTCCTATGGACATATCCATTACTTTTGCTTTTGCATCTTCATCTTTTATGAAGCACTGGACACCAAGAATTGCAAATTCGTCGGACTGAGAAAATACACTGATATATTTTCCGTCGCTGTCAATGAGTGCTAATCTTCCTGTGATCTCTAAGTATTTGTCGTTGTAAGTATCTTCGGCTTTCATTGCATTGCTTTGCAGGTCATCCATCATGGTGTCAACATCAACGGATGTGTACTCGATTTCCGGTTCTGTTTCGCTCTCCGGTTCTTTTGCCTGGTCGATGACGGATGCTTGGCTGCCACTGCTTGGCTGATTGGAGGAAGTGTTTCCGGTGTTATCAGAACTTCCACCAGATGCGGCACCAATTATTGCAAGGCAAACGATCACGACAAAAACGATTACCCATTTAGGCAATCCCTGCTTCTTTTTGCATACAGGGCAGATCTTCGCCTTTTTCGGAATCTCGGATTGACAGTGTTTACATACTTTAGTATCTTTTAATTCGTTCATGATTTTGAACTCCCCTTTCTTTTGATACTACAATTATAAAGCAAAATGATTATAAAACAATACATTTTTGTCATTTTTTTATGACATTTTTTTGCATAATGAAAGTTTAGGATAAAAAACAAATGGATGCGTTATTGACTTTTCGAACATACGTTCGTATACTTTATGTATCAAATAGAAAGGTGGTATTGGATATGGGAGAGCTTAAAGAGAAAATAATAGAATTAATAGAGAAGTGCATGGACGAGGATGATCTCCGAACCATATATGCATTTATAAAGAAGTTTTTAAGATAAAAGAAAAAGACAAGGGTTTGCGCATTGCCCTTGTCTTTCTTTTTACTTCTTCACAAACATTTCTGCCATCTTCTGGATTGTGTTCCATTCGTCTTCATCCAGTTGTGATATAGCGGTTATGAATTTGTACCGCTGGTCGTCTTCCCCGGCTTTCAGAACATCTGCAAGAAATTCAGCTATCTTTTCATTCTCTGTCTTTTGAATGAACATTTCGCCTTTTCCGGTCTCGAGCCATTCCTTATTAACATCAAACAATCGACAAATAAGTTTGATCGACTGGGTTGATAGATTTCTTTGACCAGTTTCTACTAAAGATATGAAATTTTTAGTTAAACCAATTTCTTTAGCAAACTTTTCTTGTGACATTCCAAGCGATTTTCTCAACTGTTTTATTTGCTCATCCACTTATTATCACCTCCCACTAGTATAATAATACAAAAATCACACAATGTCAAACAAAAATATTAAAAAATGTTTGACAATACAAACTACGTATGATATTATAATCACACAAGGTAATACAAACACGAAAGGAAGTGAGCAGATGAACGAAGAAAAGGAAAAGGCCCTTGCAAGATTAGCTGAAACAGTATCACAGCTGGACAAAGTGAGCTTCAACTACATTCTCGGTGTTGCGGATGGTATGGCAATCTCAAAGAAACAGTCGGAACTTGACAAGCAGATTGCTATGTGTGGGAGCGTTAAATAATGAGAAAGGAGATTGTATGAACAAAGCAGACATGGAAATTACACCAGAGAGGAAAGCCAAGATTATGGACATTCTGTTAGAGATTTACGAAAGACAGGAAGGAATTAAGCTTGTGGTTAAGGACAAGGCATCATGAATAAACAGTGTGTATATGGTGTAGCAACAGGTCAGACGGTATCAGACACACATATCTGATATTCCGACCGAAATTAGATTCATTTTTGAAAGAGAGTAGAAAGAAAAATGTGCGGATTTAAAAGCGGATTGATATTAAAAAATCGTTGTGTAATAGCAGAGGGATCAAACGACAGCCACAGTGATTTACTGGAAAGCCTTGGAATTGAGGACAACATAGAAAATGCAATGCGTGTTTTCGTGAGAGTGGAACTTTTACCACCTAACGAAGAGTGGTGGACAGATCCAGACACTTGGAAAGAAAACGTGGATCAGGACATTTTGCCAGAATGGTTCGAGAACGACAAGGATAGATATTTTGATGAGTTTAGAAAAGCTGTCAAGGACTGGTGGAAAGAACACGTCAGAATTGATGAAGAAATCGAGGAACTGAGCAGTGGATATTACAGGTTGAAACGATGCAAAGTCAAAAATATGCTAAAAGACGTGAAAGCGATGTTGGACAACTCCACGGTGCAGGATATGAGGGACAACTCCACGGTGCAGGATATGAGGGGCAACTCCACGGTGCAGTATATGTGGGGCAACTCCACGGTGCAGTATATGAGGGACAACTCCATCGCCAGAGACAGCGAAAATAAAAAAATAAAAATTTCCAGCGAATGTGATTACGAGATCGTAAAAGAGGAAAACAAAAAATCATGAAAAATGTGGCAAAAGTTTTTATATCTATTGGACTTGGGATCGTGTTTCTTGGTGGAATGCTCGATGCGGATGGAACGTATTATGTTTTTTTGCTGATTGCAATGTCTCTTGGTGCGGTGGTTGCACTTATTGGAGTTGCGATCATGGATGTGGAGAAACGCCGGGAAGAAAAGCGGAAAGCATACTTTTACATGATCCGCCGGAAGGACAAGCTTGACGCTGATGTTGAGTTCCTTTGGGAATTTGAGGACAAAAAAATAGCACCTTGAATGTTTTGGCGAACGCAGGTGCTATTTACAGTAGGAATACAAAAGTATTTCTGTTTTTATTGTAACACATAGTTAAATTTTTGGAAAGCGTGATTTTATGTTTTACAGAAAATGTAGAATCTGTGGATGTAGTTTAGATCCCGGCGAAGGAAACATGTGTGAAGAATGCCGGGACGAGCAGTACATGAAGCAACAGCAAGAGAAAGCTGTCAGATACATGGTTTTATCTACAGATTTCAGACAGATGGAAATGGAGGAATTTTTAAATGCCAGCAACTAGATTATGCAGAACGGATGCCGGAAAGTTAATTGACGGACTTAAGGATTTATCGGCATTACTTGAAAACCTTGGTCTGAAAGATGGAATTGTAGGAATTACGGCAGACGGAGATATTTATGGATCATTTACCTTAGACACAAATGGTCTGAGCATCATTATTGGAGAAGACCAGAAAAAGGAAACGATCAGGTACCGTAAGTAAATCTGTGGAGGTGGGAAATGTATAGTGATTACATACCGGACAGCCTCGATATGCTCGAAGAGTACGAGAGGGACAGAGAACGCCGCCACAGATTATATGAGAAACAAGCCAGACGTGAAGAGATGGCAGATATTGAATCAGAGGAAGAGAGGATAAAAGAAAGATGGAAGAATTTGAAAATTTAATTGTGGAAAAACTTATGTCCACTGAAAGAGATGGAATGAAAGATTTAATTGCAGCCATGAAAAATAATGGATTTTTTGCGGCTCCGTGTTCGGGTTCTAACCATTTGGCAAAAGAGGGCGGTTTAGCAGAACATAGTTGGAATGTCCTCGGAATCATGCAGGATATGTCATTTTTATTGGCGGAAGGATCGGAAGTTTTACCGGATGAAACACAGAATGCCATTATCATTTGTGCTTTGCTGCATGATCTTGGAAAGATGGGAGATTATGGAAAACCAAACTATGTACCTAATATGATCAAGAGCCGGAAAAAGGATGAAAATGGAGAATATCCATTGGTACAGTCAGAAGCAAAACCATATGAGATAAATAAAGAACTTCTGTATATTCCACATGAAGTGAGAAGTATTGCAATTGCTGAAAGATACATCAAGCTTACAGAGGAAGAAGAGCAGGCTATCCTTTGGCATAATGGACTGTATGGATCGTTTAAATATGATATTTCCGGTAAAGAAACGCCATTGTATCTGTTGTTACATTTTGCTGACATGTGGGCAAGCAGAATTGTGGAGGAGAAATAATGGAATTTAGAGCTTTAACAGAAAAAGAGATTGATGCCAGAGTGGCGACCGTAAATGAGAAAGGTTGCAGCCTTTTACTTTATAAAGATGCCAGATGTGATATGCGCATTCTGGACGAATCTGTAGGATCAGAGAGATGGCAGAGAAAACATGAGTTAATTAATGGAAATCTCTTTTGCAATGTAGGTATTAATTTTCCGGCAGAAGACGGCGATCATTGGGTATGGAAGCAGGATGTAGGAACTGAATCATATACGGAAAAAGAAAAAGGACAGGCATCGGATTCTTTCAAGCGTGCTTGCTTTAACTGGGGAATTGGAAGAGAACTTTACACTGCACCATATATATGGATTCCTGCAAAGGATGTTGCACTTATACAAAAAAATAATAAGTGGAGCACATACGATAAGTTCAAGGTTGAACAAATTATTATTAAAGATGGTGAGATCGTTGCATTATCCATTAGAAATGAATCGTTGAAACGCAGAGTATTTCTTTATGATGTCAGAAAAAAGGATGTTGATAACTAATGCACGCACTTGTAAAGATTAACCAATACCGAGAGCAGAAAGACGGAACAGACTTGGTTGTATCTGTTCCAGATCTGAAGCTTGGGGACATGTTCCAAAGAAAGAAAATTAGAAATGCCGAGATCAGGTTTGATGATGGCAGGCACATATCAGCAGAGCAGAGAAAAAAAGCATATGCCACCATCAGAGATATTGCGGACTGGACAGGATATCTTCCAGAAGAAATGAAAGAGATATTGAAGTATCAGCATATGATGCGTACCGGTGATGCGTATTTCAGTCTTTCCAACTGTTCTATGGACACAGCGAGGGAATTTATCAACACGATACTGGAATTTGCTCTAGAGAACGGAATACCGCTTTCTGACAATGCAATAGAACGTACAGATGACATAGGAAGATATCTTTACTACTGCCTGTTACACAAAAAATGTGCAATCTGCGGAAAAGATGGAGAGATTCATCATGAGGATGCAATCGGAATGGGTAATGACAGGACAAAAGTAGATGATTCCAGTTATAAAAAAATCTGTTTGTGCAGAGAACACCACACACTGGCACACAGCCTTGGAGTGATCCGGTTCAGAGAGATGTATAAGGTCTATGGAATTGTTGTAAAGGATTTATAGGGTTGAAACACCTTGCCAAATGGCAGAAAGAAACCTATTCATGCAGAAAATAATATATCACGAATTATTGGAAGCTGGTTATTATCTCCGGGTTTAGTCCCGGAGAAGAAAGGGGATTAATGAAGACAATAAATGACATTCCCTGCGGACATTTGAAACCATTACCGAGACTCTATAATCCATTTGAAGATAGAAAACTGCGAAAGCAGATAGAGACAGCAAATACAAAGGATGACTGCATTATCAATGTTGGAAATGGATATTACAGACCAGTTCCGGGAGATCCAGTAGATGAAAAAGAACTGGATGAATATCTATCAAAAGAGCTGCACCGTGCCAGAGCGATACTGAAAAAACGTTTAAACATGAAAATGACATTTGAAAGGTGGCGAGAAGTTGGAGTACCTACTGATAATACCGGGACGACTGGATAACTTGAATGATTTTATCCGTGCGGATAAGGCAAGCAGATATAAAGGCGGAGAGATGAAAAAGCAGAATGAATCTATTGTTTCTGTGTACATTAGAAAGTGCCTGAGAGACGTAAATATCAATAAAAAAGTATTTATGGAATATCTGTGGGTGGAAAAGAATAAAAGGCGTGATCTGGACAATATATCGTCATTCGGCAGAAAAGTGATCCAGGATGCATTAGTTAACTGCCATGTATTAAAAAATGATGGCTGGGAGCAGATCTGTGGATTCTCTGATGAATTTCGTATAGATGCTGAAAATCCACGGATTGAAGTTCGGATTCGGGAGGTGGAAACTTGAACTATTTAGCTGAGATAAAAGCATTTTACGACAGGCTCGAACTAAACCCGCAGCCCAACACTGCAATCGCATTATGGCATGCGTTAATGTCCATAGCGAATAAAGCAGGGTGGCCAGATACGTTTACGGTAGCCTCGTCAGTCCTTGGACTTCGGTCTGGATTAAATGCATCAGCGTTAAAGAGAGCGAGAAACAAGCTTGCTACAGATGGGTTCATCGAATGGAAATCGCGCGGTGGGAATCTTGCAGCACAATATAAAATAAATAGTCTTGTGGTTCAAAATTACAGTAAAAATGAACCACAGTTTGAACCACAAAGTGAACTACAAATTGCACCACAGTTTGAACCACAAAGTGAACCTATTAATAAACAAAGACATAAACATAAACAAAATACACCCCCTATATCCCCCGTGGAACGGTATGCAGAGTTTGCCGCAGTCTATCCGAAACGGTGTACTGGTTGTCTTGCTGAAACAGAATACTGCAATGCGGTACTGGCTGGTGTACCGGAAGATGATCTGGTATTGGCCGCACAGAATTATGCAGATATATGCAGACGGGAGAAAACAGCAGAGCGGTATATTAAAAAGCCGGAGAACTTTTTACGAGAGAACTTGTTTATGCAGTACCTGAAAGGAGAGAACGATGGATCAGTTGGAAGAGATACTGGAACGCATGAAAAATCACTCAACGAACTCATGCAGGAACGCGGAGACACCGGAGACTTCCAAGGATTCTGATGTGTGTCCAATTTGCGAAGGTCGAGAGTGGATCTTGAAAATAAAAGACGGAGTTGAAATAGCAGTACCGTGTAAATGCCGTGAAAAAGCGGTCATGTCAAGGCGGTTGCGATTCGCAGATATACCGGAGGCATTCCGTGGGATGGATCTGAGATTGTTTCGGATGGATGTGTACAGAAAGCAGGAAAGTAAAAAGATGGTGTCAGATGCTTGTAAAATCATAAAAACCTATCTGGATGATTTTGAGAGCCAGAAGGAAAGAGGCAGGGGACTGTATATCTGGTCGAGGACAAAGGGAAGCGGTAAGACGAGGATTGCTGCCGGGATTGCAAATGAACTGATGAAAAGATACACAGTC